GTATTCTTTTGAAATATCAATACCAGTTATTGAACCAGTATATTGAACTTCTTCCTCACTTGGAGGCATATACTCTTTTGTTTTGGCATGCCAAAAACCAACAGCATACCAATATTTTTCTACCGAGCTTGTCATACTCTATTCTCCATTCTGACATTTTTAATAATCATCCCTATCTTGCTCGATATCTTTTTCATAAGCCTTTCCGCAAGACGGACACTCCCAATAAACTTTTCCACGATATGATTCTTTTAACACAGTACCAACATAGTTACATTCTGTAACAACAACTTCCGGATTAATATCAGGCATATTAAACATTACATTAATAGTACTAGCATGATTATAAAAATTTTCTTTTAAGTATTGTATGCCTTCTGACTTGTGAATTTTTTTACCAATATTTGAACAGTACTTAAAAGTATGCTCTGAGATACGAACATACCTTAGATTAGTATTTTCACATTCAAATTCTTCTTCCCATTCATTATCTGGTCCAGCAATTTCATATTCCAAACCGCTAACTCCTGGAGGATAGTTACTCATTTTCTTTTCCTTTCTTTTTTCTTGGCCTACTCTTTTTCTTTTTGATAACAAAAGGAATGTTCAATGCTTTTTTAATTTCAGAGATTGTTACCTTTACATCAAAATTAAGATTTTCATCCATCTGAATACTTCTCAATTTCGCTGTATGTATAACTAATGTTTCCTAGAAATGTAGGAATTGAATTCCTTTCTTCTAAGATGTCAGCAATTTGTTTTGCTTCATTCATAGAAGTTAGATCAAGTATTGTTTCATTAATAACTTTAATTTTAAACTTTGTTGTTGTCATTTACTTTTACCGTTGTAATAGATACGTCTCTAGCAGTAACTGTTTGAGTTCGCAAAAGTTTAATTCTTTCCTTTGGGGTGAGTCCTCCCCAAACCCCAAAGGCTTCATCATTCTTTAGTGCATACTCAAGGCATTCACTTTTAACTGTGCAAATATTGCAGAATGCTTTTACATCATTCGCTTGCTTTACAGCACCCTTTGTGCCAGGTTCAGGGTAAAACAATTCTGTATCTTGTCCTAAACATGCAGCATTTAAACGCCAATTTTCATTACTCATTTACATCCCAATAAGGTAGTGATTTTGATTCTTCCCGCATAACAGGAAGAACTTCTTTTTGCAGAAACTCATAATACTCATCAACATTAAAGCCATCTACAATGAGATTACTAATGATATTAGAGTAGTTAAAACAAAGACCAAGGATTACTCCAAACATCTTATCTTCAACTAATACGGGTTCTCCTTCTTCATCTTGATAACAGATATTTACGCAATTCATCATGAATTCCATTCTGCTTTCATCAGATGTAAAATCAGTCTTTGACATAAGCCCAACAATTTGTTCAAGAACCATATGTGATTCTGAACCATCAGTCATACCATCAGCCATAGATGATCTCATTTTTTCAATGTGATTAAAATCTTCTTCGTTAAACATCTATCCCTTTCAGTCGTTAAAGAATTCAATAAATGCATCATTAAGTGAACCAGTAGCATCACCGTAATCATAAACTGGTTCATCAGGTGAATCAGAGAAGTTAAGAATACTTCCAATCAAACCCTTTTCAGAATTTGAACCGGAGATAATAAGCTTAACCCTACGCCTTTCTGGATGCTTACTTGGAGCTCCATCTACTTCTCCATCTGCATTCAAAGGCGCAGCCCAACCCCAAGTTACAATTGAAAGATAATCAAATGACTTTGCATTATCTGTATCTTCAAGGCTTTCAATAAGGTCATACACATCAGCACAGCGACCAATAACCTCATGAGTAAGGGTATCCCCATTCTGATGCAAACCATATGCAATAGCAGATGATCCATCTTTGTCAAAGTTGAGCGTATTATTAATAAGCTCTAGTGTTTTAAAATTTTCCATTTTTCTTTTCTTTCTTAATTGTTGTTAATATATTGGTCAAAGAGGTATTCTTCATCAAAGTATGATGAAATAAGTTCTGCTTGGTAATTTTCTTTTCTTTCACCAGAACCCCATATTGTGCTTCCACAAAAACCCATACCTGATTCTTCATAGTAAATGCAGAACAAAAGATTAGGGTAATCTTCAGAAATTTTGTCAAATGCTTCCAATGGCGGAGCCCAAGCACTTTCAAAATTAAAAGCAATTGTTGCTGTGCCATCTGAATTCTCAGTATAATCTTGACCTGTATGCAAATCAGATTCCGGCCATTTGGTTCCCCATTTGTCAATTCGCCAGTCATACCAACTCTTATAACCAAACTTTTCTTGATTGGCTAATTGTTGTTCATCTGGATTCATTGATACATCACCTATATTCAATTCCTCAGGAGTTGGATAAAGCTTTTCTAAAAGTGAATATTCATCTTCACCAATGGTAATTACTTCCATTAGCTTTTTCATATCTTCTTGCCTGCCATGAATAGACAAGTTATTACTACACCAATTAGGCATTTTCTTCTACTTTCTTGTTTTGATAATTTGCATTTGCACACTGATAACAGATTTTTTCTGTAAGTTCAACGCAACCTAAAATCCAAGCATCAGTTCCTGAATAAACAAGATTCTCAGTTGTACCACATTCAATACATATTTTAGTCATTTTCTTTTTCTTCTTTCTCAAAGAGTGAATCCCAATCGGACTTCACATATTTAACATTTCCATATTCATCAACATATGCTGTTAATACCATTGTTGCACTAAAAAGTGCATTGTTTTCATTTTCCATTTTCTTCTTCCTTTTCGAAGTCTGTTTGATTTTCGTAATAAACTAAATAACATCCCCAACACATTGGGTTCTGTACATCAGAAATATCACAACATAATTCTGTTTTAAATTTCATCATCTTCATCTATAATCATAGGTCCATCTCCCATTTCACATTTACCACAAAGCAAATCTGGGCCCCACCATGAACCAATAAAAGTACCGTGTTCACAATATTGAGACTTATCATTTCTGTCCCAATCGTATTCATCACCGTATTGATAATCATCTTCCATTTTTAATCCTCAAATAACTTTAATTGGTTAGGGTTTTCTTTTACCGGGAATATTGGTCTATCAAAACCTTGTTCATCACACCATTCATTCCACTCTCCCCATCTTTCGGGGTTACACAAATTAGAATTTAAAATTGCTTTTAAAACATCATTGTCTTTAATTTCACAATGTTGATACAGTTCAACACCCATATTGTTTGCTAATTCATAATACAATTCCTCAGCCCAATTTTCTTTTTCTGGATTAATCATGTTCTTCAAATAATCTTCCATATTATTAAACATATCAACCATTTCTGCATGCTCCATTTCTAAATAATGATCTTCATTAGCAATTGAATACTCATCTAATTCGTTATGCCAATTCATTGCAGCAATAAAAGCATTAGTAATATTTTCTTCAACAACATCACCTGGACTTTTAAGAATACGACAAACCAAACGATCAACTGAATTAACAGCCCAATGCTTATAAGTTTCAATTCTGAAATCATCGGGGTATCGCTCAATCAAATCTTTTGAAATAACTTCAAAGTTTGAAATCTCTAAAAGGTCACTCGCATCTGTTTTATCAATGCCAGTAAAACCCCAGGTTTTAAACATATCTTCATCGCCCCAGTATCCAAAATCTTCAGGCTTTTGCAAAGCTTGAGCTGCATACTTTGGCAATTGATCAAAGTCAATCTTCATCAGATACCTAATTCCTTTCTTGCTTCTTCATCCCAATTGCTAGGGATATTTCCATCAACAATGTAAGCGTATTCATCAGCGATTGCATCATGAGTATTCCAAACAATACAAACTTCGCCATAAGAGCCAAAATCATGACTAAACCACTTAATTTTAAAGTTAACTCCTTTGCTTTCCGCATCTGGAAACAGACGATTAAGCTGATTGATATACGCTTTCATTTCCTTATTTGCTTCGCTGGAATAATTTACACTTCCAACTTGAGCGCAATCTTCATCATAAGGAGTTGCGCCAACTTCAATTCTTTCCATATTCATTACATATACCTTCTATTTCTATCTCTTACTACTTCTTGTTCCATACACTGTGTACAAACTGAATCTTCAGGTAGTTCTTCATACATAGCTTCACAGTTTTTACAAATATACACTATTCCTCATCCTCGTCATAATCTTCATCCCAATCTCCAAACATTTCATCCCAACATTTAGGATGAGTTCCGCTAATCATAACTTCACGCTCTTCCGCAGTCAAATGAGGAAACACAACGTGAATAAATTCATTTTTAATGAACAGTCTTTCATATTCATCTTTGGTTAATGCAAACAAAGTTATTTCTTTACAATGAGTACATTTCTTTGTAAACTCATAAGCTGAGTCTCCAAGGCTATAAATACTATCTGCTCTCATTTTTACTCTCTTCCTTTAAAGTGTTCTTCAGTTCCATAAATAGTTTCATCATTATCAAATGTCCATGAATATTCACAACAAAGTGGATAATCCTTATTGTCATTAGCAACAGAATGGCTACCACGCATTTTATCTGCAGACAAATTAGGAACTGTTCTAAAAAGCTCAACTGCACAAGAATGGCAGAACAATAACTCAACCATTTCTAAATCAATAAACATTCCATAACCCCCGGTCAATGTCACATACAATGCATTGTCTGGATTTGGATTAAATTCAATAGTGCTATTGCACTTATCACAAATAACTGTTTCTTTAGATTCCATTTAATTCCTCACATAGTTTGGGTTGTTTCTGTAAAACAAAAACATATTTATTTCGTACATCATCATTTGATGAACATAGTTACTAGCCATTTCTACTCTTGTAGAAAAGGCATATCTCTTATTTTTTGCAATGTTTTGAACTGCTAAGTTCTTAACTCTTTGTGCATAAAAAGTATGACGTTCTTTTTTAATTTCAAAAGAATCAATGACTTTAATAATCATTTTGCCAACTGTCTTATTGCCAGATTTTGAATTAATTCCATAATCAGCCGAAAGAAATATTTCAATTTCTTTTTCGGTAAGCACATACTTTACATATTCATCTACTTTCATTGTTCCTCCATAAAACATTCAATTACTAATCCAACTGCTAATAAAATAAAGGGAGTCATTACGACTCCAAATACTACATACTCAGCCATTTCGTATATTCCTTTTTCTTTTTGGTCTATTCTTCATTTCGATCATTTTTTTCTTAATTTCATCTTTGTGAATTTCAAAACATTTCTCACAAGTTGAATTAAAATCGGGGTCTAACTCACCACAGTAATCACAAGGCCAACCATGTTTAGAACTATCAATCATTTTGTTAATCTCCTTTTTGCAACATATCTGCTCTAACATTTAATTCTCGCAAATCTTCTTTTTTAATCCAAAAGTAATTGCATTTATGAAGTAAAGCCGGAGTATAAATCTTACGAAATTCTCTTTCTCTTTCGTCTAAGCCAATACGATTACATACTTCATCTAAGCAGTAATCATAACCAGCTTCAAATCTTTCATCAATAAAATCACAATTGCATATCTTACAAATTGCCATTGTCATAACTCGCTTTCATTTCTTCCATAATGTTTTGATAAACTTTAATCAAAGTTGTAGACGCTTCTTGGCGCTTTTCCATTATCTCGATTTTTGCTTTTAACAAAGCGTTATGCTTTTCGAGCAGCTCAATCTTTTGCAATAGGGAATCCATATTTAACATTTTTTATCCTTCTACTATTAATGTAATGTATGTTTTATCTTTTGACCAACGCTTGTGAAGATCAATATTGTTATACAAAGCTGATTGATTAATCGCTCTAATTACTTCTTTCTTTTCAGCATTAGACGTAACAACCATTTCAACCTTAATCTCATCACCAAATCTCATACCTGAGATAATCTTATGAAACTTCTTTTCAATATCTGTTTCAAACTTGATTTGTTCTTTTTGGTATGAGTAATGTCCAATAACATCTCTTGTTCTCATTTTTCCTCCTAATAAGAAAGGGTTGGCATATGCCAACCCTTTGTTTAATATTACTTTTTCTTTATGGGCTAACTATTAGATTGATTCTTCAACCAGTTCTAATGGCTGTACTAATTCCAAAAGCATTTCGCCTTTTGAATCCTGGACAATAATGTATTTGTCTTGAGTAATCAAAACATTTAATATTTCCAATTGATACATACGCAGCTCATCTCGATACTCTTTAGATAATACGCTAGTCATATCTTCAGTATCAACATTCATCAAACGCAAATTCTTAATGCTTTTGCGAATCTGAATACGAGCCAATGCCATAACCAATTCAGTACCAGGATCATTTCCCCAATAAGTTCTATCTTCTATTTTGCTATCAAATAGAGAAGGCGTTTTCTTTTTTCTTGGAGTAGAAGAATATTCAATCTCTGATTCATCTATAAACTCAAATTCCATTTTCTTCTTCTTTCTTTTTGTTTGCGAAATATTCATTAGTGCTAAGATTAGCACGTTCTAAAATCTCATCAATTGTCAAACCGTTAGGGTTTGTCTTACCCTTAGGCGGAACAAAATCTTCAGGAAAAGCACCAGCAGAAGTCACAGTAGAACTAATATTGATACTCTCATCTTTACTAACATTTGCAACATTAGTAATACTTGCACCCGTAACTGAATGCATACCTGAACGGCGAACTCTCATCACACGCTTACGAATAACTGAATCAGCACCATCAGGAAAAACAATAGCTGGGGCATTAGTCAATTTCCTACGATAAGCCTGCATAAAACGCATAGCCGAACCCGAATCTATTTTGCGGCCTGTATCTGTAACAAATACAAAACGGATACTCATGTTTTCCGTAATCTTGATGTAATCAACAATCTTGCCGAAATCTTTTACGCCATTTGATAACTGAGTATTTAGCATGGCAATTACCTTAGCTTCATACGCATCATTTAGAGAAGTCATACCTTAACCTTATCCTTTATACAATGGAATACCACGTGCAATTCGTAACCTAATTGTTGCGCTATTTGTGGCATAGGGATAGTCTATACGCTCAAAGAATAGATTCGCTACTCAAAAAACAGATTTCTTTTGGAAAATTTAATTGGTCAATAAATGGGTCAAACAAAGGATCAGAAATCGAGAAGTCCAGGGTAAAAGATGATCTGTTCTTTTACATAAAAAATGAGCTATAGCTTTAGCCCCGGAGGAGCGTGTAACTTTAGCCCATTCTTTTAGCGTGTAATTTTAGCAATTGTTTGAGGCAATTCACACCACGCAATCTTTTAGCAAATAATGCACAAATTTTAGTATATTTTTCTGAGCCTATATATGTATTGCAAATCTTTACAAAAAGGTAAACAAATTGACTTAATCAACTGGCTTAGCGTTATCAATAAGGAATTGCATAAGAGTTCCTGTATATTTCATCCGGCCCATATGCGTTAACTCAATAGATGGGTCAGTCCAAATGTCGCCATCCATCTTTTGCCAATAACGACAGAAGCCATAATCCTCAGATAAGAATCTATTGTCTTCGTCTACATACGAATTAAATAATGCGTAAGAATGTTTTCTTTCTTCCTCAGAAAGTAAAGATGTATCGTCATCATATTTCAATTCAGGATACTGAGCAAACATCTTTTCAAATGCGCTACGCTTAATCATCATAAAACCAGTACCAGCATCGTGAACAGCAATCGCACCATTTTCTACAACAATTTTGTCATCTCCAAATCTAACTGGATTGACAACAAATCTTGTACTCAAACCTAAAAGCTTATCTGGATCAGTACCATTCTTAGCAGCTTTAGCAACCTTCTCCCAATTTATATCCTTTATGGGGTATGCACCAGTAACAATTTCTTTATCATGCCATAACATTTTAAGAATATCATCCGGGTTAAATGCTAAGTCAACATCAATAAAAACCAAATGAGTAAACTCAGGGTTTGCCATAAACTTGGCTACAAGCTGATTTCTTGCTCTGCTGATTAGAGAGTCTGATAATGTACTAATTGAAAACTTTAAACCAATGTCTTTAAAACCCATTGCCGTTCTTAGCATTGACATAAAAAACGGTTCTGTTAATTGTTGATCATAACAAGGCAAAGCAAAAAGTGGATGCCAACCTTTTATTTGTTCATGTGTAATTTCAATTTCTTGCTCTTTTGATTCAATCATAGTTAAGAGTATACACAATAAAAAGACCCCGTGTGTTTCCACACGGGGTCTTTATGGGATTATTTATTAAATAATCACTTGGATGTTGTAGACTTTGCCTTTGTCTTTACGCCAGCAACTTCGTTTGCCATTACAGAAGAGTTATCTGATGTGTCAAGGGTTGCCTTAAAGAAGAGGCTGCTCTCATTTGCATCAAAACGGATAACAATATTGTAACCCAACTTCTTAGCCTGAGCACGAATACGCTGTTGCATTGAATTGTAAGCCTTACCTTTTTCAATTCCCTTAATGCAGAACTTATCGCCGGTCTTAACAGAATCGTTAAGAGCTTCAATAATCATTTGCAATTCTTCAGACACTCTACCACTACGAGAGATTTCTGGAAAATTATCTACTTTCTGAATGCTGATTGACATTTTATTATTCCTTTATGGTATTTGGATTTTTTACGATGTGAGAAGGTGTTCCCTACCTCGTTGAAAATCAGCATATCATCATCATTCGGAAGATGTAGCCAGTTTGTGAACTTTCTTTAAAAAAGTTTTTTAACCAACATAATTGAGATTAAAATGTAAGGGTATTACTGCTACCAGTTTCTTTATGAGCCTCTGCGTGTTTTACAAACTCATTTTGCAACTTTTGCAAAGCCAGTCTCGTAACAATTAAATCAAAGTTTAATGTACTAATTTGCTTGTTCAATTCTGCAATGATTTCATCTACAGTTACCTGCAACGAAGAATCATGCTCTAAATCATGTCTATCCATCTTTCTGCACCTCCAATCTCTTTCCTATCAGTTCCTTGGAACATTCCTAAATCATTATTGAATACGCTTACCGTAGAAAAGTCTTCAAATTCGTCATCCATTTCAAATGCTGGACTAGGACTTAATATCTCAATCTCAACCTCTGAGTCAATTGCTGCCATACTCATAGCTTTAAATACAGAACCGGCCAATGCATCAGCCAAGTCTTTAGAGCCAGTAGAAGGGTGATCAATTTTGTTATTTCCAAAAAGTTTTAATTTAAGAAGTTCTTCTTCAACCAATAACTCATTCCAATAACCACGCAATCTCGTATCATACATACAAGACATTAGGGTGTCGTAGTCGGTTTTTTTAACGCTATGGAAGTCTGAATTAATTCCCATGCTTCTAAGGCTCTGAATCATTTCAATAGATTGCCAACGGTCAAATGTAACCAACCCAACATCAAATTTTCTATGAAGATCAACAATCATTTGTCGAATTGACGCAAAGTTAATTTCTGCACCGACTGTTGCTTCCCAAGAATAAACCAAATCAACATTAATAATAGGAAGTTTCTCTACGCCCATTGATGTTTTAATTTCCTTAAAGCCAGCACAATGCGACATGCAAAGAGCAGCCCTATCTCGTTTCAAAGCCAAGTCAACATGGATAAATCTTGTAAACCCATCTTTATTATTAAACCAAGGTTTAAACATGCCCTCATCATCAACCGGGTCTTCTCTGTATGTAAAAGCCTTTCTAACTAAATCGGCATCTCTAAAGTATGCGTCTTCCATGTTCGGTGGTTCACATTCAAATCTTGCTCTTGCTTGAATAGGATTGCGAACATATTCTGATTCTAATTGCTCTCTCTTAATCGTAGGATTAACTTCCCAAGTAGCAGCTTTCATTGACCAGGTTTTTGGTTCATTATTATTTCTAGAATCAAAGTATCTCTGTTGGATAAAGTCACCTTTATAGCGAGGAAATGATAGAAGAATAACTTTTCCTATTTCTGGAAAACGAGACATAACAGATAACTTACTCATGTTATAAATTGCAGAAGCAGAACCTTTTGATCTTGTTTCTCCCTTTAATTCCACATCTGTTTTAAAAGC